GAGGCGATCCTGCAGATGGTCAAGCTGGCGGCCGGCTGGGTCCAGTACGCCTTCGACCGCCTCAACGAGCTCGACGCCGCCGACCTCGTCGGCGCGACCGTCTCGACGCGCCCGCTCAAGCACGAGTAGGGCGCCGAGTCGCAGACCGAGCGCGTCGAGGAGCACGGGCCGCCGGCGGTGCACATCTGGCTCAAGGTGCACGGCGAGTGGTCGGAGAAGCTCGTGCACTACGCGAAGACGGCGATCGCCTGCGGCATCGCCGAGCGCCAGGTGCGCGTGGCCGAGCAGCAGGCCCAGATCCTCGCCGAGTCGATGAAGCAGTTCGCGATCGCACTCGGCTTCAACCCGGCAGACGCGAAGGTGCGCACGGCGATGGGCACGAGCCTGCGCCTGGTGCAGGGAGGGGTGGCCGCATGAAAGGCGAGATCGTGATCGACGTCGGCAGGCCGGTCCTCTGGGGCGGCCGACGCGGCGACTACCAGATCGGTGGCCACATCGATCGGCTGATCACGGACGGCATCGTGGTGAATGGGTACGTCGTGGTTGGTGACCGGAAAGGCCCGCTGCTGGAGCTTGGTCGCGTAGCGATCCGTAGGCGGCGGGATGTCGCTCGCTCCCACCGCTGACCCGTTCGCCCTGGCGGCCGACATCCTCGACCCGCCGGCCGACTCGGATCGCGAGATCGCGGAGGCGTGCTCGAAGAGCCTGAAGCGCTTCGTGCGCGAGGCGTGGCCGATCGTCGAGCCCGCGACGCCGTTCGTCGACGGCTGGCACATCGACGTGATCTGCGAGCACCTGGAGGCGGTCTCGGCGGGCGATCTGCGGCGGCTGATCGTCAACATCCCGCCGCGCGCGATGAAGTCGCTCACGACCTGCGTCTTCTGGCCGTCGTGGGAGTGGCTGACGAAGCCGTACCTGCGTTGGCTGTTCGCCTCCTACGCCTCTGACCTGTCGCTGAGGGACTCGGTCAAGTGCCGGCGCCTGATCCAGTCGCGCGGCGGCGCGCAGGAGGGAACGATCTTCCAGCGCCGCGGCTACCAGGGCGTGCTCGCGACGCTCGGCGCCGATCCATGGGCGCTGACCGGCGACCAGAACGCGAAGGAGAAGTACGAGAACACCGCGACCGGCTTCCGGCTCGCGACATCGGTCGACGGCGTCGCGACCGGCGAGGGCGGCGACCGCATCGTCGTCGACGACCCGGTGAACGCCAAGGAGGCGCGCTCGGAGGCGCTGCGCGGCGGCGCCAACCGCTGGTGGGACGAGACGATGACCACGCGCTTCAACAACGACGAGGCGACCGCGGTGATCGTCATGCAGCGCCTGCACGAGGATGACCTGACCGGCCACCTCGCCGCGCAGGAGTCGGGCTGGCACCACCTCTGCCTGCCGGCCGAGTACGAGCCGGCGCATCCGTTCGTCTACCCGGCGAAGGTCAAGCTGCCCTCCGGCCGCGTGCTGGCCGGCGATCCGCGCACCGAGGAGAGCGAGCTCCTCGAGCCGGTGCGCCTCTCCTACCGTCGCCTGGCGGAGATCTTGAAGTCGATGGGCTCCTACGGCTACGCCGGCCAGATGCAGCAGCGGCCGTCGCCGGCTGATGGCGGCATGTTCAAGCGCCACTGGTGGAAGCGCTGGACGGCGCTGCCGCCGCAATGGCAGCGCGTCGTCTGCACCTGGGACATGCGCTTCTCCGACTCGCAGAAGGCCGCCTCGTCGTACGTCGTCGGCCAGGTCTGGGGCCAGGACGGCGCCGACCGCTACCTGCTGGCGCAGATCCGCGCGCGGCTGTCGTTCACAGACAGCGTCAAGGCCGTCAACGCGCTCTCCGCCTTCCGGCCCGAGGCGCGCGCCAAGCTGGTCGAGAAGAAGGCCAACGGCGACGCGGTCGTGGACACGCTCAAGAAGAAGGTCACCGGCCTGATCCTGCTGGAGCCAGAAGGCGGCAAGGACGTGCGCGCCGCGGCCTGCGAGCCGACCGTCGAGGCGGGCAACGTCTACCTGCCGGCGAGCGAGTACATCCCCTGCCCGGCCGGCTACGAGCCGACCACGGTCGAGGCCTACATCGAAGAGCACGCGGTGTTCCCGAACGGCTCCCACGATGACCAGGTCGACGCCATGACGCAGGCGCTCAACTGGCTGGAGTCGAAGAGCGGCGGCGTCTCGACCGAGTCGTACATGGAATCGCACGAAGAGGCGAAGACCCAGCGCGGTGACCTGACGCTGCGCGGCGAGCGCTACATCGACAAGAAGTAGGAGGCCGCAATGAGCATCGAACGCGCCATCGCCATCCTGATCCTCGTCATTGCCGCCCTGCTGCTGCTGGAGCGGCTCTAAGCGTGCCGCCGGTCCTGACCACGGAAGGCTGGCGCTGGCAGGCGCCGTCGACCCCGACTGAGCACTTCGGCGATGCGCTGATGTGGCACTCGCTGACCACGTCCTACCGCGGCTGGTGGGACCAGGGCGCCGGCGAGCTGGCGCACGACAACATGGACGCGGCGATGGCCGGGGCGGGCCTCTAGGTGTCCGCGCTCGACACGCTCAAGCGCCTGTTCCGCGGCTCGCTGCCCGACGACTCGACCGACATGGACTGGCTGCGCGAAGCGGCCGACATGGGCGATGAGCGCGTCAACGGCTACACCACCTACGAGAACTGGTACGACGGCAACCACGGGATGAAGCTGCTCGAACGTGCCCGGATGTTCCTCGAAGGCGAGGGAATCCCGTTCGCCGAGAACTTCATCGACGTCGCCGTCGACACGCTCGCTCGCCGCCTCTGCGTCGAGGCGTTCCAGGTCACAGACAACGACCCGGCCTCCGAGTGGATCAACAACACGCTGCTGCCTGCGAACCGCTTCGACGGGCTGCAGCAGACGGTCCACGTCGAGACGCCGAAGCTCGGTGACGGCTTCGTGATCGGCGACGTCGGGCCGGACGGCAACCCGCGCTTCTCGTGGAACCGCCCGCACATCGTCAAGGCCGTCTACTCAGACGACGGTGACGAGCTGCTCTACGCGGTCAAGCGCTGGCCCTCGAACGTGAAGGGGATCTCGAACCCGGACGGCAAGACGATCTGGCGCATGAACATCTACTTCCCCGACCGCATCGAGAAGTGGTTCGCGGTCGACAAGGACGGCGAGGTCTGGGCGGAGTGGATGGAGCCCGACCCCAACCCTGAGGTCGACGCACCGCGCTGGCCGACGCCGTGGCTCGACCGCGACGACGAGCCGCTCGACGTCTGCGTCTTCCACTTCCGCAACAACCCGCAGGGCGGGCGCCTGGGTCGCTCCGAGGTCCGCGGCGCCGTCCCGTTCCAGCGCGAGCTGAACAAGCAGGCGCTCGACCTCTTCTACGTGATGGACGGGCAGGGCTGGAAGCAGCGCTGGGCGACCGGCATCCCGGACGACACGTCGATCCAGGTCGCGATCGGTGAGTACCTCAAGGCCACGAGCGACACCGCGAAGTTCGGCGAGTTCGACGCCGAGGATCCGAAGCCGATGGTCGAGGCGATGTTCGCGACGCTCAAGCGCATGTCGGCCAAGTGCTCGGTGCCGCTGCAGGAGCTGATCGCCGATTCGACGGTCTCGGGCGAGTCGCGCAAGGCATCGGAGCTCGGGCAGGTCTCGAAGGCTGAGGACTTCCAGACGGCCAACGGCCACACCTGGATCGCGATGGCGCGCGCCGGCTGGCGGATCGCCGACACCTTCTCCGAGGACACCGACGCGCCCGAGTACGACCCGGACGCGACGATCGAGGTCAGCTGGGAGCAGGCGGCGACGCGCGACGAGATCCTGGAGGCGCAGACCTACGAGTCGTACCTGCGGCTCGGCGTCTCGAAGAAGACGATCCTGCGCCGGCTCGGCTTCGACCCCGACGAGGAGGCTGAGGCGCGCCAGGAGGAGGGCGACGCGATGGCCGCGGCGCTGCTGCGCGACTTCGACCGCAACCAGAACGGCGCCGGCGCGTGACGAAGCGCGACCGCAAGGTCTTCGTGGAGTACGTGCGCTGGCTCAAGAACGATCTGGGCCTGCGCGACTACACAATCCACTTGGAGTACGAAGCCGGCGAGCCCGAGGAGGGCAGGGGCGGCGTTCGTGTGGCGCACTGCGCCTGCATCGACGGCGCTCGCGAGGCGACGATCTCGTTCTTCTCCGGGATCCGCTACCTCCCCCGTGAC